GAAAAAGGGACAATGTGAAAAAGGGACAATGTGAAAAAGGGACAATGTGAAAAAGGGACAATGCGAAAAATGATTTATCAGGTTTTGATAATTTTCGCTGTGATATAATTAACCGTGAAGGATATTATATTTAAATAAGAAAAACTTGGACTAACCAAGCTTTGCTGAAATCCTTATATTAAAATAAGCTGTTGGATTTCGGTATGGATGAGGTGGGATTTGAACCCACGAGTGCGAACACAGCAGCTCTTAAGGCTGCCCCCTTGGACCAAACTCGGGCACTCATCCATATCACCTGAGGGGGGGCTCGAACCCCCGACCACACGCTTAAAAGGCGTGCGCTCTACCGACTGAGCTACCCGGGTTGGATGAATTTTAATGAATTTTTGAAGGTTCTACCGTGGACTACACCATAAAACCTATTGCTCTATGAGGGGCTTGAACCCTCGACTTGCGGCTCATAAGACCACCACTCTACCAACTGAGTTAATAGAGCTTTAGATTATAATTGGTGAAATTTTATTTTCATCTTATGTTTGAATTTTTAGTGAAGTGAGACGAATAAATAATTGCTACATGCATCGCTTCACATAGTTTGTGCTGATCTTTTAAGATATATAGTATAGGCAGACAACCTTTAAGCTGCTTTGGATAAAATTATTTATTAGTTTATTGTTTCAGTGGTTGCATATGCATGCCGATGTTGTTCCCGAGTTTGTTGAAATAATGTTGGTATCGTTTGTCTTATTTGTTCATTATGACACGCATTAAATCCAATCACGCAATTATATATTGGTCCCGACAATATTAAAAATCCAACCAATAATGGTATCCATGACCTGAGGTCTGTTGGTAGCTGCTGGGGAGATTTACGTGTTGCTATAATGATGGTTATTAACCCAAATATATAGGAGAGAATTGATATAAGGATGAATCTTTTAACGTTTTCATTATTTAAAATTGCAAGAACCGTTCTCAAAATATATAAAATAAACTCATATGCAACATAAATAATACATATAATACAATAACAAATATTATATTTATACATCTGTCTCAAAAATGGACAATTAGAAGGGGGAAGCACCAGAGTATTTTCTGTAATAATGTGTATAGGAGAAGGTATGCGAGGACTGTGGACGTGAGGGGTACTCATACGCGAAGCACTTGGTGAAAAAGGTAGCTGAATTTGAAATTCAGTCGTAGATATCCAAGGTGATGCTAAACGACAAGTTGGACAACGTGCCATCTGACCGGATTCAACCAAATTATTCCCACATGGACCACATATATTACATATATTACATTGCGAACACTTGATTGTAATTTGTCTTTTATTTAGACATATTACACAATCTAAATATTCTACATCAGATAAGGTTTGCATATATTTCTATCCCATAATTGACCATTTATAATTTCAATTTAAATAATATTTATTAATATTAATCATGTCTGTTTTTTTTAGCAAATGCTTGGCGGAAAATTGGACTGACCGCAAAATCCGATTCTAATAATTCCTTCTTTGACATTTTCTTAAACCAGTCTTCATATTTATTGCCCACTGGGGCTCCAGTGTGGTATAAAGGAAATATGTACCTATCTTTTAAACAGTCCTCGGTTTCAAATGGATCAAATATCATGTTAAGCACGTTTGCTTTGGAATCGTATTCATTACAAATTGACGGCAAATGATAATATTCCCAATTTGGATCCTCTTTTCTACGTTCGTCAATACATTTCCACAATACTTCTTTTCCGAACTGGTGGTAACGATCCAACTTTTTTCCTAAACGAGCCGTAGACTCCTCTTTTACACATTTAATATATGGGTCATGCGGTTTTGACATTATTAACCAATTCAATGGTTTATTGTAATTACTCCTCGATTTTTTGTGTTCTGAAACCGAAAATCCATTGCCAACACCCACATATTCATATTTATCAAGTTTTTTATAAATTGGACATAAACATTTTAGACAAATAGTGTCTGCATCTACCCAGGCTCCACCATATTTCTCTAATAAATAATATCTATAAATATCTACTTTTTGAGGAATGGGAAGTTTATTAAGTTTTTCAATGTGCGGTTCAATTTCAGGAATATACCTATATATTGATTTCTCATCACAAACTATAATATTAAAACATTTATCACAATGGTTTTTGACAGAATCTATACAGAGATCAATATAACCAGGTCGCTTTGAACCAGCTTTGTTTTCCCAATACATCCAGATTATTGGCTTGCCAGTGGGCTCTACTTTATTATCCATGGGTTTTACACTATTACAAATAATACACGATAATACAATAATAATTATGGATATAAATATCAATACTTTCTTATTCATAATTATTATTTAGATTTTTTTATAAATTGAAATCAATTTATTGTCTGTGAATATTGACAATAATAATGTTTGCCCACCATCTGTTTTGCGCCACCAATATTGAAGCACATATGAGAAATAGTTCAGAGGCTTTTCGCGCTGTTGAGCCACCAAACCACTCCTCTTGGTGGACTATGAAAAAAGAGGACAAAAAAAGATTAAAAAGTTTAAGAAGCCCCGATCCTAAAATTAACTACAAGGAAGCTGCGCGCAATAAACGTCGTATTATTATACAATCGCGGTATAATGTAGACGAAACATGTGCTATTTGCTTAAACAATATGAAAAATACATCGGTGAAATTTATTCCCTGTGGTCATGTATTTCACAATGAATGTTTAAATAAGCTAATGATGAGTCGTTGCTCTTCAAAAAATAATTGCCCGCATTGTCGTGCACAAATAAAAATTTATGAGGAAGAGGAATCGGAAGAGGAATCGGAAGAGGAATCGGAAGCGGAAGAGGAATCGGAAGAGGAAGCGGGGGAGGTACGTCGGTACCACCCGGAGATGGTCGATGTGGTCACAGATGGTGCCTTCTTTACCGAGGAGGCTGAGGTGTTTGCTGAGACTGCTGTGGTGTTTGCTGAGACAAGGTGGGAGGCGGACCGTCTCCCCCTTGTTTATGAGCCTGCAGGCATGTTTGAATTTGATGAAGGACCAGACCATGGATAATTTACATAATACAATTCTGACATTCTACGCTTTGGTTTTGTGACCGACCATGGGCACTGTTAGGTTGTTGTTGTTGTTGTTGTTTGTTGGTAGAAAAATTTGTTTTATCTGCGGGCATTATTTGAATCACCTTTTCTTTTTTCTTATCTGGTGTAAAAGGCATCATTGATTGGATGGCAGTTATATGCTTGTCGTCAATTTTATCGGGGAATTCTATAACAAAATGAATATATAAATTACCTGTTTTGCCAGCTAGGTCTTCGCGTATCATACCTTCATCTTTTATCATCCATATGCTTCCTGGTTGTATTACTTTTCCCTCCGTCCCGATTGGCAGTGTGCGATTATCCAGTGTTTTTAGTGAAAATTTGAATCCACAAAGAGCATCTGCTAACTTTATTGTTTTTTTTATGAATAGATCGTTATCAGAACGCGTAAAAACATCGTGTTTTTTTTGTTTAATTTTGAAAATTACATCTCCCGCTAGTGTATCTGGTGTTTCATTGCCTTCTCCAGTAAATTTAATTTCAGTACCGTTATCGCAACCTCTTCTTATGTTTACTTCTAAAATATGAGTATTGTTTACAATTTTATTTCCTTTGCATTTAATACATGTATCTTCTGGCTGTATGTATTTTCCCCTTCCACCACAACCATTACACTGAACTTGTTGCTGTTGCATCATTCCTGGACCAACTTGGCGTATCCGGGTTTTAAAACCGTGTCCTCTACATTGAACACAAATGGTTTCGTTTTTGCCCTCTTTACAACCGCGTGCATTACATGTGCTGCATTGTCGGGTTCTTGATATTGAAAATTTTGTTGTTTTTCCGTTATATATATCGTCAAGGGGAATGCTAATTTCATGATATGTGCTTTTTGTCTTTTTAGGACCGTGACCGTGTCGTCCTTGTTGACCACCAAAAAACATCGAAAATACATCCTCTGGTGAAGACATTCCTTCGTTTTCAAAAGCTTGTTTTCCATGCTGGTTGTACATTTCGCGTTTTTCAGGGTCTCCCAAAATTTCATAGGCACTGGTAATTATTTTGAATTTTTCCTCGTCACCACCTTTATCAGGGTGATTTTTAAGTGCTAGTTTTCTATATGCTTTTTTAATTTCGTCCTGTGAAGCTGTTTTTGAAACACCCAATTCATTATAATATTCATCGGTATTGGGTGGTGGTCCATTATTAAAAGGATTGCCGCCATAAAACATTTGCTGTTATTATTATTTAACCGTAATCTTTATTTCATTTTATCAAGATTATAATTATTATTTAGACAATTTCTGTTTGTATTATATAATGGTCACACCACTAATTTATGTAGAAATATTTAATAAAAAACCTTATCGTGACGATCTTATCCGATGGTTAAATATTAAGCGCCAGGAACACGAACTTAAAAGTGTGGAAACAATAGCGGATTATAACTGCTTATACGAATTTTGGAATTTTTTAATGTCTTGTAATTGGCAAGAAAAACACAGAGACGGATACATTGACGATGGGGCGATTTATTATGACAAACGCCAAAATCGGTGCTTTGAATTGGGGGAAATTTAAAAATGTTTTTGAAACAATATTAAAGCTTGGGTGTTAATTTATTTATAATGACAAGTGAACAAACTGTTGTTGATGTCGTGGAAGCTGCTGCTGCGGAGACCTATGCGTTTAGTGCCGATATAAATCAGCTACTATCACTCATCATTAATACATTCTATTCAAATAAGGATGTGTTTTTGAGAGAATTATTATCTAATGCGTCTGATGCATTAGATAAGATGCGTTATCAAGGACTCACAAATCCTGGGTGCCTTGGTTCGGAAGAAGAACTTCGTGTTCGCGTGTATTCTGATTTAAATAGTAATGTGCTTACCATTGAAGACACGGGTCTTGGGATGACCAAAGCTGACCTTGTTAACAATCTTGGAACAATTGCCAAGTCTGGAACTAAGTCCTTTATGGAAGCCCTGGAGGCTGGTGCCGATATTAGTATGATTGGACAATTTGGTGTCGGATTTTATTCTGCCTATTTGGTTGCAGATCGTGTAGTAGTAACCTCAAAACATAATGACGAAGACTGTGCACACACTTGGTCCTCTGCTGCAGGAGGTTCCTTTAATATATCAACTGCTGATGATGCTGAGCTTGCTCGTGGTACACGAATCCAGTTGCATTTAAAGGAAGATATGAAGGATTATCTTAATGAGTCAAAGATTAAGGAATTGGTGAAAACACATTCTCAATATTCATCATACCCAATTGAACTCCGTGTTACTCGCAGCCGCGAAGTTGAAGTCGAGGAGGAGGTTGCTGCTGCTGCTGAGGAGGTTGTAGAGGAGGAGGAGGAGTTGAAGACAAAGAAAATTCAAGAAGAATATACAGAATGGGAATGCTTGAATGCACAAAAACCTATTTGGACAAGACCGGCAAAAGAGGTGACAAAGGAT